ATTAAGATTTCTCAACTGCCTGGGCTATCAATATCTGATTCATACCCTGTTGCTAGTGAGACTGCAATGCTTGAACTATCTGTTCAGCGCGGCGACCTTGCAATTCGTTCAGATATAAATAAGACATTTGTATTTGCTTATGACCAATTTTCAATAACAAATAAATTATTATCAGGCAACGTTGCAACTTTAACATCTTCAGCAAATCACAATTTAACAGTTGGAGATACTGTAGTTATTAGTGGTGTAGATGCCACATTTAATGGAACTTACACAGTAACTGCTACCGCAACTGATACTACTTTTAGTTATGCAAAAACAGCATCAAATGTTTCATCACTCGCTGTGTCCCCAGCGGGATCAATGGTTCAAAAAGATAATTGGCTTGAACTTCTCAGTCCTACAGCAGGTGGAGCAACTGGTGCTACAGGGCCAACTGGTCCTACAGGACAAACTGGTGCAACAGGCTTAACGGGCGCAACGGGTATAAGTGGTTCGACTGGTGCGACTGGTGCAACTGGTGATGCTGGCGCAGTTGGAAATACAGGAGCAACAGGTTTAACGGGCGCGACTGGTGTAACTGGTGCTACTGGGCAAACTGGTTTAACGGGTGCAACTGGTGATGCTGGCGCAGTTGGAAATACAGGAGCAACAGGTTTAACGGGTGCTACAGGTGCAAGTGTTACTGGTCAGACTGGTGCTACAGGTTTAACGGGCGCGACTGGTGTAACTGGTGCGACTGGAAATACTGGTGCTACTGGAAACACTGGAGCAACTGGAGAAAGCGGAGTATTTTCTACAGCAGAAGATGTAGCGCCTACAGGAGCAGTTACAGGTGATGTTTGGTTTGACCCAGCAAATGGAATGATGTTTGTTTATTATGATAATTTTTGGTTACAGGCGTCTAGCAATGCTATTGGGGATGTAGGAGCAACTGGGGCAACTGGCGCTACAGGTGCAACTGGCGCAACGGGAAATACAGGTCCTACTGGAAGCACAATTGCTATAGAAAACACTACAGACTCAACAACTTTTGTTGGTTTGTATGACAGTGCTACAGGAACTATTGGTGGAAAAACTAACTCTGGTATTACTTACAACGCAACTACAGAAACCCTTAAGGTAACAACTGTAGAAGCAAATACAATTTCAGCTCCTTCTACTTTAGTCGGAACATACACTATTACTTCTCCTACAACAATAACTTTAAGTCCTACCGATGAGACTATAAACACTGCTCCAATGAGGTTAGTGAATAAAACAGTCGTACAGTTATCAACATTAGTTTCTAGCATAGGTTCCATGGTTTTTTGTACTAACGAGTCTGGAGGTTCAGTACCTGCTTTTTACGATGGCACAAATTGGCGCCGTGTAACAGATAGAACTATCGTATCTTAATGAGTGAGTTAAAAGAATACGCTGTAACTACTCAAGGTCTTGAAGATACAGATTCCGTGTGGGATGACCTGACAACTGAAGGCTCCCCCGTTGAGACTATTCCAAATAGAGTTGTAGAAGTAACAAATGAAAGAGCAATAAATACTAGAAACACCACATATCTACTTACAGAAGAAGAAGCACAGAAACTAAAAGAGGATTCACGGGTTCAAGATGTAACAAATTTAGAAGAGTTTGTGCCTATTAAGTTTGCCTTTCAAGATGGAACTTTTGATAAGACAAGTACAGTTGCTGGTGAAAAACAAAACTGGGGGCTACTTCGTCATATATCTGCCACTAATGTTTTTGGAACAAGTACCGCAGACCCAGGTGGGACATATGACTATGTATTAGATGGCACTGGTGTAGACATAGTTATTATTGATAGTGGTATTCAAGCAAATCATCCAGAGTTTCAAGATTCCTCTGGGACAAGTAGAGTTCAAGAGATAAATTGGTTTACGGCAAGTGGAGTTGGTGGAACTATGCCAACAGGGCACTACACAGATTATGATGGACACGGGACTCATGTTGCCGCAACAGTTGCTGGTAAAACATTTGGCTGGGCAAAAAATGCAGATATATACTCAATAAAACTTGAAGGCTTACAGGGAGCATCTGATCCTAATTCTGGAATTAGTTACTCTAACGCTTTTGACTGTATCTTAGGTTGGCACTTAGCAAAGACTAACGGAAGACCTACTATATTAAATAATAGTTGGGGATTTATTGTTTTTTGGGAAACAGCTGGTACAGATTCTTTAAGCTTTGATGGGGTAACAACATATCCAGTAACTGGAGGAGTTTATAGAGGAACTCCTTGGTCTGCGGCATTAAAAGATACAAGTAAAGGTTTAATTGGTCAGCAAATAAGTGATACGAAATATGTGTTTCCATATAAAATAACTTCAGCAGATGCTGATATAGAGCAACTTATAGATGCAGGAATAATTGTATGTACTTCAGCTGGAAATAATGGAATGAAGCATGATGTTCTAGGGGGGACAGATTACAATAACTACGTAACAGCAACTGGTTTAAGTAATTACTATTACCATAGAGGGTCTTCTCCTCACAGTGGCAGCAACCCTGGGTTGGAAGTAGGGTCCACGGGGTTAGATTTCGTGTCATCTACAGAGGCTAAATCTGCATATAGTGGTACAGGGCCTGGAGTAGACATCTACGCTGCAGGAGATAGAATTATTAGTGCTATGAGTAGCACAAATGCTTATGGTTCAAATTCTCCCTACTACATAGACTCAAACTACAAACAACATCTTTTAAGTGGTACATCTATGGCTTGCCCCCAGGTCGCTGGGATATGCGCTTTGCTTAAGCAGGTTCACCCAGATTGGACGCCTCAGCAGGTTAAGAGTTGGGTGGTAAATAATGCAAAAGATGTCTTGTATTCCACAGGTGAAGACAATGACTATGCTAACTCAACTAGCATATTAGGCGGAGTGCAAAAATTGGCATATATGCCAATGAGCGGTCAATTAGTCTATAGAATATTAGAAGTATAAAAGCAGAGAATTACCTGTTTTTACCTTATTCAAATACAAAAAATCAACTTTTAAAAACAAGGTAAAATTGGCTCTGGGAATCATCCCACTCGAGTGAAATGAGAAAAATCTATGCCAATTAATTTCCCAGACAGTCCGTCGTTAAATCAGACGTTCACATCTGGCACAACAACTTGGCGTTGGAATGGCACAGTATGGCTAGTAGTTCGTGACTTTGCACCAACAGGTGCTACAGGTCCTACAGGTCAAACAGGTGCTAACGGACAGACTGGTGCTACAGGCGCTACTGGTTTAACAGGGGCTACTGGTGAAACAGGTGCAAACGGTAATACTGGAGCAACTGGTTTAACTGGTGCTACTGGTCTTACTGGTGTAACTGGTGAAACAGGAGCAAACGGTAATACTGGTGCTACAGGTCTTACTGGTGCAACTGGTGCAACTGGATTAACTGGTGCTACAGGTCTTACTGGTGCAACAGGTCTTACTGGTGTAACTGGTGAAACAGGAGCAAACGGTAATACTGGTGCAACTGGTGTAACTGGTGCTACTGGTGCGCAAGGTAACTTCGGCGGTATTACTGTCGAATATAACTTTAGTACTGACACCACTGTTTCTGACCCAGGGTCTGGCAACGTAAAGTTCAACAACGCTAACGTATCTATCGCGTCAAAGATGTCAATCGATGACGAAGATGCAAATGCAGTAGATATTCAATCAATGCTACGTACAATTGATGACTCAACAAGCACAATCAAGGGTCACTTACGTATTTCTAACAAAGCAGACTCTACAGATTTTGCTTTGCTTACAATCAGCGGACTTACAGAGCAGACAGGCTACTTTGAAGTAGATGTTGCTTATGTATCTGGCTCATCAACATCATTTACAAATAGTGAAGATGTAATTATCACTTTTGCAAGAACAGGTGATGCTGGTGCTCAAGGTAATACTGGAGCACAAGGTAATACAGGTGCAACTGGTCTTACTGGTGCAACAGGCTTAACTGGAGCTACTGGTTTAACTGGTGTGACTGGTGAGACTGGTGCAGTTGGTAACACTGGTGCAACTGGTGAGACTGGCGCTAATGGAAACACAGGTGCTACAGGTCTTACTGGTGCTACAGGTTTAACAGGAGCTACAGGCTTAACTGGAGCAACTGGTCTAACTGGAGCAACAGGCTTAACTGGTGTAACAGGTGCTACTGGTGATACTGGTGCTGATGGACAGTTTGCAACAACTGAATCATCACCTCCAACAAGCCCAGCTCCTGAAACTGGAGATGCATGGTTTGATCCTTCAAACGGTATCGTATTTGTTTACTACGATGGTTACTGGGTTGAAGCAGTCGGTGGAAACGTTGGTCCTACAGGTATCACAGGAGCTACTGGTGTAACTGGTAATACTGGTGTACAAGGAAGCTTTGGCGGCGCAACGTTCGCGTATGCGTTTGACACAAACACAGCTGACTCAGATCCAGGCGCTGGAGAAGTTAAATTCAACAACGCAGATCTAAGTGCTTCAGCATTAATGTACATCAATGAGGCTGATGCCGATGCAGTTAATATCGGAGCATTCCTTACAACTATCGATGACTCTACAAACCCTATCAAGG